ACAACTGTAAACGGTTGGTCATCAGTTCGGCTTCTTTGAGTTCAGAGAAGTTATTATCTTTAATGAAGTCGTAATGGATGTATTCTTTAAATTCACTCCACTCTTCATTGGTACAGATGCCTTTTAATACACATTGTACACGCATTGCTTGGTCAAACAACTCGGCAAATTTACTGCGTAAACGGTCTACAAATTTGGCAAACTTTAACTCGTCACGGGTAATCTCATTTGAACGACCTAAAGAGAAACCCGAAGTTTCTGGATTTAACCTAGACACAGGTACACATAATGCTTTGTATAGTTTCTTTTCAAAGTATTTGACATCTTCTAATTCACCTAGGTTTTGACCACCAGGTAATGTGGTAATTTCTGTACCTTTACCACCTTCACGGCGAGGTAACCAGAAATCTTCTAACATTGAAAGGTGTTTACGGTCATCACGGACTTCACCTGTAACAGAATCATATACAAGCTTGTTCTTGTATTTGACCATGATATCACGGAGATATTGTTCTGCCTTTAGTTTTGGTAAGTTACCCACATCAATGTAAAAAATACGGCGCTCAGGGGCACGGCTAATACGATAGATAACAGTAGCATCTTCTATCATCCTTAATTGATTGAGTGGTTTAATTGCTTTGTGGAGGTATGATAATACCACAGCACGCCTAGAATCCATTAGACCAGAAACCACAGACACAATAGAGTCCACAGTAATACGAACTCCTACTGGTCCAAAGTTGTTGGAACCGCCCGTGGTGACTTTATCGTTGAACAGGTAATACTCATTGATCACCTTCATGATTTCTACGCCAGTCCGTTCATCCTTTTGCTTCTTAATCTCACGAACTTTACGCAGTTTTCGTGGGTCGATATAACGGAGTTCTTTGACACCTTGTGCTGGGTTTTCTCTATCAACAATAATGTGGTAGTATAAACGACCATCCACATAGTATCTACGGAAGATATCTTGTCCCATGTTCTTGTAATTGAACAACCTTAAAACGGTATTAAACTCATCTTTAATAGCAGCTTTGATTTTTTCTGGTTGTTTTAGATCATCCAAAATAATTTTAATACTTTGGCCATCATCATCTTGGCAAATGGCTTCGTTGATAATATCATCAATAGCCGATTCGATTTCTGGTTGCATAGCCATTTCACGATAACGAGAAATGAGTTCTACTTCATTTTTGGCTGTACCATCGAGGTCCACATATGTGCCATAGTAGGCAGCAGAGGTAATGGTGAGAGCGCCGTCCTCATTGGAAGGAGGCGTAAAAGATTGTTGCACATCTTGGACTTCTTCGTCCTTATTCCGTGCAATTGTAAAACCAAAAAGAGAGAATTTATTAGCTGCCATATTGTGTTATATCCAATTCAAAAAAAACATAATGGAGAGAACCGTAGCTCTCTCCGTAAAATAAAATAAATTAACTTGTTGTAACAGCTTCCCACCATTGGTAGGCAAAGGTTACACCGTATTCTTCAATACTGTCATTTGAACTCCAATCTAAATCGATTGGTGCCAAATCAACAGGGAACAGGCCAACAAACTTATAAGTTTTAAGAGCTTCGCCTGCTTTACCGTATTGAGTAACGGTTGCGTCTGTGGTGTATCCTAATGGATTAACAGCTGCACCATTTCTGACGTTACTTGCGTGACTGTTGATTGCATTCATCCATGATTCCATAGAATCTCTGATTACGAAATCTTCATCATTGATAATTTGCAATGTCCAATCGGCAAATGAACGGTTACCAGCAAACTTCAATTCACGACCAAAGTAATAGATTGGGAATGAATTAACAGTTGAACCAGGTAACTGTGCCGTTTTAGCCATGAACGATGTCTTTTGTGAAGCTGCCACACCGTTTGCTGCGATTGTTGGAAAAGTTAAGGTTACTTGAAATAGATTGGGACGGGCACCGTCACCAATCATATTAGACCTAAATTCCGCTACATTAAATGCCATTTGTATCTCCTATATCGTTGTATTATTTATTAGAACTTCCCAACGACTTCAGTAAAATCAACACCAGTTCTTACTGCCACAAAATTCAACTGGATAAAGTTGATAGAACGAGCAGGTTTGATGTAGATATCACCAACAAATCGGTTTGTATCAATCACTTCACCAGTATTATTTGTAGAATCACAAACAACACGGAAGTCATAGATACCACGGCGACCTTGTACATCTCTTAGGAATGGTGTAACCAAAGCAACAAACTGAGCCCGTGTAAATTCGTCATTGAATTCAAACATGGAATACTTAGCTGCTGAAGCAATAGCCTTCTCTAATACAATAAACAATCTACGAACATTAATACGATCAAAGGCAGATGGTTTGGATTGTAAAGTCTTGTCACCATACAACACTACGCCTGTGCCAGCCATTGCAACTACTGGATTAACACCTTTCGCATAGAGTGTATCTCTATCTGTCTTGTTTGGATTGTATGCCAACTTAACAACATTCTTTAGATTACCACGGTTTAGACCAGCAGGTGAGAACCATGGATCACGAACATTGTCGGTATTAACACATAGTCCAGCAATATCACCGTTTAAAGGAACCCAACGATATGTATTGTTGTACTTGTCAAACATATACTTCCAACCAGAGTCGGCAACAGTATAAGAAGATGAACGAGCCAATGTGGTATTCCAAGCAACAATATCAGCAGCTTCATCACCAGCGTTGTTTACAACAGTATCGGAAGGTGGAGAAATAAATGCCACACAATCTTTTCTGTATTCAGCAACATTATCGATGATGTACTGTTGTACAGCCACAGCAGCATTACCAGAAATTACCAATGAAATATCTAATGCTTCAGAATTTCTGAATAAACCATATCCAGTTTGAAGATTGCTAGCAGCTGGTTGACTATCGGTACCTTTGGTCAATGTGATTGTTTGTGGTGTAGCCACGGTCACATAATTGGTATTACTTAATGTATTACCCCATGTACTAGAAGTTGTACTATAACTTACTGGATCCATAGCATAAACATACTTTGATTGCTTAAACAATACATCTTTGTAGAAATTTGAATTTCCTAAAGAGTCTGTTGAATCTGAACCTTTTGAAAGGTATGGGAATACTTCTAATACAGTATTTTTTGTACCAGTAAATAGACCTTGTGAGTCCATAACAACAATGTGGATCTCATCATTAGCAGCACCAGCAGCCGCAGCTTGTACAGAAGTACCTGGAGCGCCAGTAAAGTATGAAGAAACACCCACACCATTAACTGTCCAAGTATCAAAAGTGGCACCAGCATCAATAACTGAAACTGTTATTGAATTACCTAGAGCACCAGCATACTTAGCGGCAAAAGCACCAGTAGTATTAGCGTTAAGTCTGTTATGTAAATAGGACTCTTCGTAGATATCTTCATTTAAAATTTGAATACTTGTAGCAGTAGTATTTGCAATAGCATTGAAACCGCTATCACCAACTGCACGAACAATTTTTAAATTATTACCATAAGCCAGAAAGCTGGCTGCTGTGAAGAATGATGTATATGTGTTACTATCAGGCTTGCCAAATACTTTTGCTAAAGTAATTTCGCTATCGATAGTTTTTACTATATTTGCTGGTCCCCATTGGAAACCTCCAGCAAAAGCACCGGCCGTAGTAAGTACTGAAGGAACGACTGTTGTAAGGTCGACTTCAGAAACGTTTACGCCTGGAGAGATTTGAAATGCCATTTGTTATCTCCTTGAATATGATGTTATTTGGCAGTTATGATACCATACAGATATTTATGTAAGGCGGTATTTAGAGATTTCTAAAAGATTCTCTGACGAAAGATTCATAAATGTTGCCTCCGTCTGATACTTCCCATACATCACCACCTACAACCTCTAGTCCTGGCCGTTCTAAACCAGTTTCTATGATCGGTGCTGGTAATGTTTCATCATCTAATTGATTCATATTTTCTAATTGAATCTGTTTTCTAATGTCATGGTTGACGATTTCTTTAAAGTATTTCTGTGTGGCAGCCCATGCAAAAAGAACTAAAGTCATGGCCATATCATCATTGGCTTCAGCTTCAGCCGCAAAAGATGTCTTGTTGGCCACAAAAGTGGTTAATTCAGAAATCGTATCAAAGTCTACAACTTGTAACTTGTCACCTTCAATTAAAGTCTTTAGGTTAGAACAACCAACCCGTTTGACTGCGGTAGACATCTTGACACCCATCTGTACACCACGACCAAATCCACTATGAAGTTGTTGAGGTTTCTTATTACCTGTAAACACTTTCCATAGATTCTCATACTCCAAATCTTGGTGAATAATATCGGCCACCTGTGGATTGTTATTAATTTCAACCAAAACATAAGCTTCATTATATAATCTTGCAGCATTGTATATGATGGTTGGAAATAAAATTGGTGAAAT